CAAGGGTCTTGGGTTGTGGGATTCTTTCGTGACAACGAGAAGCAGCAGCCTGTCATCATGGGTTCGCTTCCCGGCATTCCTAGTGATGAAGCTAATCCAGATTTTGGGTTTAATGATCCACGGGGAACTGATGTTCCTCAAAAACCATATAAGTCTAAAGAAGGTCCAACTCATGGTCCATATCCTGGCGAAAGAAAGAGTGGGCATGGTATAGGTGAATCGGATACCAATCGTCTTGCTCGAGGCACGGAATCTGAATCACATCAGTCATTGATTAACCGTAGAGATGAGAGATTACGAGGTGATCCAGGGAACGAAGATGATCCCGAGCTTGTTATATCCGAAGATGCAACAGGCATACCTACTGCAACCAAACCATATCTCTCAACTACCTCTGACGAAGCAGTGCAAGAGACACGGGGGTTCTGGGAAGAGCCTGACCCCAAGGGCATTATTGCAGACGCAAACCCCTATCTTTCTGCTGCTTATCCCTACAATCATGTATTTGAATCTGAGTCTGGCCATATCACCGAAGTGGATGACAGTCCAGGCGCGGAACGGTTGTTTCGTCAGCATAAGGAAGGAACCTTTGAGGAGATACACCCAGACGGCAGCGTTGTCACCAAGATCGTTGGAGATAACTACGAGATTGTAATCGGTAGCGAGAACATCGTTATCAAAGGATCACAGAACATCACAGTAGAGGGTTCGGTAAGAGAGCTCATCAAGGGAGATTACATACAAGAGATAGAAGGGGATTTCTATCAGAAGATTCACAAAAACCATCGTGTCAAAGTTGGTGCATCTGAGCTCGGCGGTAATCGTGAAGAAGAGATTGTCGGCAATCATGCATTCAATATCAACGATGATGTCAAGGGCCGTATCGGTGGTGATGTGGTCATCAATGTTGAGAAGTCTAAGTGGGAACTCGTTGGTGGACAATATACTCTTTCAGTGACAGGGAAGAAGATGGATTCAAACCCAACGGCCGCTGGTATCTACATAACCACACCCTCTGATTACATGCTGAATGTTGGCACTGATCTTTCGCAGTCAACATTAGATGGAGTCATGACTATGAGGTCTGGTAAACCCCTAGAAAACCCCCGCGCCAATGCTGGCACAATGAATATACAGTCAGCTGATGCGATGACAATAAATTCTGAGTCTACGCTAAGTGAGATTGTTGCAACAAATGTAACAAGAACAACTGGTGGAACTCATTCTCATAGTATTGCAGGGATACACACTATTGATTATAACGGTGATGCTCATGTTCGTTACGATGCTGACTATTATAAACATGTTGGTAAGGATACACACCTCTATGTTGCTGCTGGTGTTGACCACACTCAAACAGATTCACCAACGAGAACAAGCGCTGTTGACGTTACATCAACAACCGTGAATAATTTGTAGGAGAATATCATGGTTGATTTTACAAACCTAAATCTTTGCGGCGCAAGTCCAGAACTCAACAGCGTTCTAGAAAAACTTGATGCTGCTAAGGCAGAAATAGCAGCCTCTATGGATTCTCTGGCCAGTGAAGCTTCAGCTGCGTTTGGTGCGGCGCAAAATGAACTTAACTCGTTGATTGATAAGTTACAAACCATTGAAATACCAACACTGCCTAAACTAAACTTGCAAGCAGAGATTGCAAGCCTCGCTTCTCTTGTGCCCGGCAGTCCATCCTTTATTCAAGCACTTGCAAAAATTAAAGCAGAGTTTGGAGATGCTTTGGATGCAGCTGGTTTGGGACTAGATAGTCTTGTTAAAGATGCATCTGCTGCAATACTAGGTGGGGGTAGTGTATGCTCACTTGTTCCAAATTTTGAAAAGGCACCAGATGGGTCGGTTGTAGAAAAACCTGTTGCTGTTAAACAGGCCGAAGACAAGGCAGTAACAGAGGTAAAATCTACGGTATGGAAAAATCCAGATGTTGCAGCAAGAGTCGAAAAAAATGAGAAAAAGACCGGCGAGTTTGCAGTTACAAATACAGAACCAGTTAAAGACACTGGCGGCCTCAAGCTTGTCAACGCCGAGACAACAATATCAACCTCTAGTGGATCAGAAGTAAAAACTGCTCCAACGGGAACAGGAAAAAATGTTGCTAGTGGTGGTGGATTTCCGAATAAAAAATCAACTATTACTGAAATTTTTTCTGCATCTAAGATAGAAAATTTGGGTAAAGATGGAACTTTTAAGTTTGCCAATTGGAAAACCACCCTATTACATGAGCCAATAGGTAAGATTATAATATCGATACATCCTGCTGGACCAAATGCGGATGTACTTCTAAGTCCAGGAACATATCGTAAGAACACTCCATCAGTAGGTCGTTTTTATACTAGTGATTATGGTTTGCATATGATGACATGGATAAACACGGGCGGGCCCGGAAGTATAGGTAACACAGCGGTTAAAATTAATGGAAAGGAAATAAACTTCGAATCTCCATTTAAACTGGCAGATCACCCCGGCAATATCGATAGTGGTGGTAACACTGCTGATCGAAGCCGTGAGCAAATAAGAGAGGGTCTTCCTGGGGGCAGTCTAGGTGGTTCAGATCAGTTTCGGTGTTATGGAAAATACCCATTAACAGTTGCTCAAGGTCCGCGCATCTACGGGCCAGGGCGCTGGTTGCACGATAGTAAATTCAATCGGGCACTCAAGGGACAGGCAGTTAGGATTAGATATGATTATCTTGATAACTATGATCCCGATCCCAAGACTACATAAATACAAACACATAAAGGAGTTATATTATGGTAAATAATAAATTTGCAAGAATCTGCAATCAGTTGGATGCGTTTAAGAAGGGTAAGGATGTTGTGTTGAATATTCTCAACCCCAATGCCAATGAGACGAACAAGCGTTTTATTCGTGTTAGCGCAAAAGATGTTTGGCCGGCTAACAATCCGTATAGGATGTCACAAAATACATCAGAGAGTGTATAAATAATAGTAAAAGGGAATACACATGGGCTACAAGGACGCATATTATGACGGTACGCATACCGGCGAGGACCGTGCTGCCCAGATTTATTCTGACATAGATTTATTCTTTGGCCCTAAAACTGGTTCAAAAGATATCAGCAAAGTTATTGATATAACAGCAGTAAAGAGGTCTGTAAGAAACCTGATACTAACCAACCCTTACGAGAAACCCTTTCATCCAGAGATTGGTTCTGGTGTAAGAGACATTCTGTTTGAACCTATGACGCCAATCACGGCATATGTTCTAACTATGAAAATTGAAGAGGTGATTCAAAATTTTGAACCTAGGGCCCGTCTTATTGGAGTGAGGGCTATTCCCAACCTTGATAACAACGCATATGAAGTTACCATTGAGTTTTATGTTGTTAACGCACCAACAGAACTTGTCAACATGGAAGTTCTATTAGAGAGAGTACGATAATGGCAGCAACCAGAAAAAGACTCAGTGTAACAGAGTTCGACTTTGATGAGGTAAAGGACAACCTAAAAGTTTTCATGCGAAATCAAACTGAGTTTAAGGATTATGACTTCGAAGGTTCTGGTCTTAGTGCTCTTCTGGATGTTCTTGCATACAATACCCACTATCTTGGTTTCAATGCGAATATGCTTGCAAACGAGATGTTCCTCGATTCTTCGCAGCTGCGGTCAAGTGTTGTTTCTCATGCCAAGACCTTGGGTTACTCTACTAAGTCTGCAAGAGCATCCAAGGCGGTTCTTAATGTTTATTTAAACACAACCAATACAAGTGCAACAATGCCTGCGGGCACAGTGTTCACTGCCAGCGTTGGTGATTCGTCTTATCAGTTTGTAACTATACAAGAAGTAATTGCTGCAAATATCGGCACGGTGATTCCATTTAACAATTTAAGTGTATACGAAGGAAGTTTTGTTTCAACTAGATACACAACTGATACTCAGAATGTTGAGCAGAGATTCCTTATCAATGATAACCGAGCAGATACGACAACTCTTACAGTCAAGGTTCAAAATTCTTCATCAGATAGCACATCTACAACATACACTTTGGCAACAGATATTGCTGCTCTAACTTCGACTTCCAATGTTTATTTTCTACAAGAAGTTGAAGACGGGAAGTTTGAAATATATTTTGGTGATGGTATTCTGGGTAATGCTGTAGAAGACGAAAACATTATCATATTAAACTATGTCGTTACAAACAAAGGGGCAGCCAATGGTGCTTCTACATTTGCTAACTCTGCTGCAATTGATGCAGTTAACAGTGTCAATGTATCTACGGTGTCTTCTTCTGCTGGTGGTTCTGAACCAGAAACAATTCAGTCGATTAAGTATAATGCGCCCCTAGACTATGCGTCACAGGGTCGATGCGTTACCATCGAAGATTATAAAACTTACGTCAAACAACTCTTTCCTAATACTCAGGCGGTTTCTGTTTGGGGTGGAGAGAATGGTTCATATAATTCCTCTACTGGTGTATCAGATACCGCT